TAAAAAACTCGGTGGATGTACTGATACCGTTAAATTTTTGAAAGAAAATCAAATTGTCTGATACAAATATAAATAAACCAGAGATCCACGCAAATCGTGGCATTGAATTTATGCTCAGCGGAGGAAAAAGAAAGCAGACTAAACCTTTTCATATCATTTACGAAAAGATGATTTGCTTTCTAAAAAGGGAAGTAACCATCTATTTTGAGTTTTCCTTCCAATCAAGGAAGAAGTAAATATTTTCCCGGAGAAAAAAAAAATGTTAGCAACTAGTCTAGTATTCGGTTCATTTCTAATTGTAATGTTTTTTATGTTGGGAATTGTAATTGGTTGGGTCTCTAGAGAGTTCATTACAAACTATCAAGAAAATAGTACTAATCATCAATATCATCCAGAATTTTTTAATAAAGACGGAGAATTTATGGATCAAGAAATTGTTTCCGTAAGATTTGATCCTGAATATTTTATAAGCGGTGATGAAGAATCTGATGAGGAAGACGAAGATTAATTTATTTTTTATTACTTATAATTATGGCAACCGCAACAACTAAAAAAGTAACAGCACAAAAACCAGTATCTGAGGATTTACCGGCAAATCCTTTTATTTTTGAAGTATTTAATCTTGTATCTAAACAAAGATCAAATGCAAAGAAAGTAGAATTATTGCAGAAGTATTCTCATCCCTCAATTAAATCAATCTTCATTTGGAATTTTGATGAAACTATTGCATCGGTTCTTCCTCCAGGTGATGTTCCTTATGCAGCAACGAGTGAACAGAATTCTTTTAGTGGAACTCTTTCAGAAAAAATTGAAGATGCTGTAAGTAAAATGAGTGAACTTGGATCTAATTCTCTAGGTTCTCAAGACCAGGGAAGATCTTCAATTCGCAAAGAATATCAAAAATTTTATAATTTTGTCAAAGGTGGCAATGATGGATTGAGTTCTCTTCGTAGAGAAAGCATGTTCATTAATATTCTTCAAGGTCTTCATCCACTAGAGGCAGAAATTCTCTGTTTGGTGAAGGATAAAAAACTGGATACGAAATATAAAATTACGAAAGAAATTGTTTCTGAGGCATATCCAGATATCCAATGGGGAAATCGTGGTTGATTCAAAACTTTAAATGGTGAGGAAAAAAATTGGAAAGTAAAACCAAGGAAAGTGCAATGACCACAGAAAAGAATAAGGCATCCAAAACACCATCAGATGCTTGGTCGGCACATGAGAAAGAATTGTCAAAGCAGATTTATGGATGTGAAATCATTCAACAAAGATGCTCTAAATTGGATGCAGAAAATTCTCAATTGCCAAATGATGCTTATATAATTGAGTATGTGCATGAGAATGAAATTTATTATGATATTACTCGTGGAAATAAAGTCGTTAATATATTCGATATGTATTATGATAAATTTAAAAGTGATTTGAAGTCCATTAATTGGACAAAAGGTAGAGTCAATCCGAGAGTATGGGGATATAAGGCCCCAGAAAAGAAAAAACGAAAATGAACGAAGGGGGGATGTTGACAGACTCCCCTTTTTCGTGTATGATGATCCAAGTCGCCACCCAATAAAATGGACAGAGACAAAATAAAACTTATCATACGCAATTTGGAATTATTGATATATTCTCTTAAAAAAGAACTAGAACTTGATGAATATAAGAGGACACTGAATGACAAGAGCAAAGAAACTAATTAAATTGATGGAAAGGTTGGTCAAACAGGATCATCTATATTCAGACGAGCAATTGAAAGAAATGAAGTCTCAACTTCGAATGTTGAAGGGAGAACTTGAAGTATTGGAAGTAAAAACATCAAAAGGATTTGGAAAGAAATGAAACCTATTAGAGCAAAAGATCTTCTAGAATTAGATCAAAATATGAAAGTTGTTATGATTAGGCAGACACAACTTCCCCAAACTTTGGTGTGGCAAGGTGGTAAGAATGATTATTCCGAAGAACCTATTCATACAATATTTCCACCAAATGAGAAAGATTGTGGTAAATGGGTTATTGATAAACTACTTGCAAATGAACGTGGGCACTGGGGTCCATTGGAGCATCCTACAATTTCTTTGGACTGTGTTGGATTTGTTCATAATGTAATGGTTCAGGCAAGAACTCATCGCGTTGGGATAACTTTTGATGTTCAATCTCAACGATATACTGGTCGTCGTGTTCTGAAGGTTGCCAAAGGCGAACTAAGACCTCAAGAAGTTTTCTATGTGCGTCCAGAAGGTCTCTACCTTGACCGCAAAGGGCACAAGTATGAATGGACACAGAAAGACTATGAACGAGAGCTAAAGTTGTGTGTAGAGGCATCTGAGCGTTATACAGATCTATTTGAGAATCGTGGTATGGCAGAAGAACATCTTCGGGATTATCTTCCACAGAATATTCGCCAAAACTTTGTAGTTTCATTTTCATTAAGATCCGCACTTCATTTCTTAGATCTTAGAGCAAAACTGGATGCCCAGTTAGAAATTCAGGCATTATGTGAAGGTATGGTTCCCGTGATCAAACTGTGGGTTCCTGAGATCTTTAGTTATTATGAGGAGAAGAGACTTCATAAGGCACGTTTGAGTCCATAAATATTTTTGCAAATTATTACAACTAATGGAGTATTATACTTACGCTTATTTACGGGAAGATAAAACTCCCTGGTATATTGGTAAAGGTAAGGGAAGAAGAGCATATCAAAAACATGATTTTTTTTCTCCTCCGCCAAAAAATAGAATACTCATTCTTAAAAGTAATCTTACAGAAGATGCTGCATATAAACATGAAATTTATATGATTAATGTTTTTGGTAGAAAAGATTTAGGAACTGGAATTCTTCGCAATAAATCAAATGGTGGAGATGCTCCTCCCATCTTTACTGGACATACTGAAGAAAGTAAAGAAAAGATACGAAATTCCTGTAAAGGTAGAGTATTTGGTCCAGGTATGAGTAAAGAAGCAAGAAGAAAAAAATCTGAACATAATAAAATGATGGGTATAAAACCTCCCATATATACAAAGTCATATAAATTAATTTCTCCAATGGGAGAAATATATGAAGGTGAAAATATTAATAAATTTTGTTTATTAAATAATTTAAATCCGGATGCAATTTATAGTTTAAGACGTGGAAAACAAAAACAACATAAAGGATGGAGATTGGTTTAATGGCAATATATCCAGTTTATAATCCGGAAACGGGTGAAAAAAAGGTTATTGAAATGAGTGTCCATGATATTATGGATTGGTATGAAAATAATAAACCTTGGTCCCGTGATTGGTCTGAAGGTTGTGCAAGTCCGGGGGAAGTTGGAGATTGGCAAAATAAGTTGATCTCTAAACATCCATCATGGAACTCCGTATTAGAAAAATCTAGTAAGGCTCCTGGGTCAAAAGTAAAAAAAATCTAACCAAAAATATGGCAAGAAGAAGAAAGTCTAACGATCAGCAAACTGAATTTGGAGAATTTCCACGACAAAGAAAAACTAAAAAACCGATTGGATTTGATTCTTTAATAAACATTGAACCATTAACAGAAAATCAAAAGAAATTATTTGATTCTTATGCCGCACAGAAACATATTGTTGCTTATGGTTGTGCCGGAACTGGTAAAACTTTTATTAGTCTTTATAATGCTTTGAAGGATGTATTAAGTGAAAATTCTCCAGTTGAAAAAGTTTATATTGTTCGTTCTCTTGTAGCAACTAGAGAAATTGGATTTCTTCCCGGATCTCATGATGATAAGGCAGATATTTATCAAATTCCTTATAAGAATATGGTAAAGTATATGTTCCAAATGTCTTCTGATGTCGATTTTGAAATGCTTTATGGAAATCTTAAAGCTCAAGAAACTATCAAGTTCTGGAGCACCTCATTTCTCCGTGGAACTACTCTCGATAATGCTGTAATTATTGTGGATGAGTTTAGCAATCTTTCATTTCATGAATTAGATTCTATTATTACTAGAGTTGGGGAAAATAGTAGAATTATTTTTACAGATCGGAAGAGCGTC